GGTCGAGTTCCCGGCGCGGGACATTGCTGGGAAGCTGAACTCCGCAGGCCCCGCGAAGATCAAGAAACTATCGCCAGGTCCGGAGCAGGACATCATGGACCGCGCGTTCAAAGCGGTGGAAGGTGTTGCCCGCCCGGAGGCGTTGGGGGGCGCCCGCGACCAGGTACAGGCGCAGGTGTTGCAGATGGCACCGGAACGCAAGTCTCGCCGGAAAGCTATCGGTTGGGCACGCGTCACCGATGACAAGCCCTGCTATTTCTGCGCAATGCTGGCATCCAGAGGTGCTTTCTACCTGTCTGGCGACTCATTTAAGGCGTCGAATAAGCGTTTTAGGGGTGAAGGCCCCGCGAAGGTTCACGATCACTGCCAATGCACTTTAAGGGCCGTGTTTTCTTTAGCGGACGGCTTGGATGATCGGGCTAAATACTTTTACAACATGTGGGTTGATGCCCAAAAGACTCGGGGGCCTGACGAAACTGCGATTCAGGCTTACCGCAGGTTTTATGTACCACCTCCACCCTACAAATTGGGTGAGGTGTTGAGTTTGGATGAGCGCCGCAATGCTATTGAGGTGTCTCGCCGTAACCGCGATATTTTGTTGTTGAATCGCGGGCTGAGGGAAGATTCCCCTCAAGTTGCTTTCTGGGAGAACACTTTACGTTCCCTGGAGCAGGGTTAATTCGAAACTAGATATTTTCTAGGCGCGGACAGACACGCGATCTTGTCTGGTCATTTTGAAAGAAGTTCAAAACAGTAATGAATGTAGATAACGAGCCTGTCATCCATCTTTCTAGTAACAGCGATGACGTAAACCAAATCCTAGACGAGGCATTCGGGAATCCCGAACAGCCGAAGGCAGAGGCCCCCAAGGAGGAGCCCAAGAAGCCCGTCAAGGAATATGTGGCTCCGCAAACGCAAGACGACTTTGACCGCATGGTCGCTGAGCGCATTCGCAGGGTGGAAAACAAATACAAGGACTATGACGAACTCAAGGACCGTGCATCAAAGTACGACAGCCTGGAGGCCGAAAAAGGTTCTGATATCGAGAAGGCCACCCGCCGATATGAGCAGGCCGAGAAGTCTTTGGCGGAATTGCAGGCCAGCATAGCTAAGCGAGACCGAGAAGACTTGGTTCGCGATATTGGCGACGAGTTGGGTCTTCCCGCTAAGTTGCGTGCCCGCGTGCAGGGAGATGACGAGACGGCTATTAGGGCTGATATTTCTGAACTTCTGGATGGGTTGCCAGCGGTTAAATCCGCTCCGGCTGGTCCTCCGGTGAATGCTCCAAAGGAAAAGTTGAAGCTATCAACGAATACTGATGCCGATCCTGAGGTTTCATCGGATGACATTGTGAAGTCGATTCCACGTGGTGGTCTCAACTTCTTCTAGGTTTGAAAAACAATTTCATAGAGATAATTAATTAGGGGGAATCTTCGTGGCTGACCATGAAGTTCTAAAGTCCGACATCATTGTTGATGCCGGTATTAAGTTGCTGCGCCGCGAGCGCACTCTTGGCGCGCTGGTCACTGACCATGGTCTTTCTGACTGGAGCGGTAAGCGCGGCGACACTATTACAATCCGCGTGCCGGGCATTATGAAGGCGCACCAGCGTTTGCTTCGTGCCACGGATCGCACGCTGGTTGAGGACGAGTACACCGAGTACCCGGTCCCGGTGAAGATCGATCAGCACCTTTACCAGGCGCTCGCCATGAAGGATGAGCAGCTGACTCTGGATATTCGGGACTGGTCTCGTCAGATCCTTTACCCGGCTGTTCAGTCGATTGCTGAAAAGAACGAGGCTAACGTTGCAAGCCTGATCGAGACGGCTCCTTACCAGGAAGTCATCACTATCGATCCGACCGACACGTTTAAGGCGTTCTCGACTGCTACTCAGCGTCTCGGGGAGACCAATGTTCCGCGTCCTGGCCGTGTGCTGGTTGTGGGTTCGGCGGTTGCGACTGCGCTGCGTAATGATCCTCAGTTCCGTCACGCCGATATCTCGGGTGACTCGGCGAACTCGGCTCTGCGTGAGGCGTGGGTGTCTCGTGTCTCGGGCATGAATGTGTTTGAGTCTTCGTGGCTGGCCCAGGACTCTGCGTACGTGTTCCACCCGACCGCGTTCCTGGTTGCTTATGTTGCCCCGCTGGTGCCTCGTGGTGCTGCTTACGGTGACTCGGCTTCGGTGGACGGTATTTCGCTGCGCTTCCTGGCTGACTACAACTACAGCGGCCTTAATGACCGCTATGTGCTGGACACCTACGCGGGCTACAACATCATCGAGGACCCCGATCAGGGCTTCGTGCGTGCTGTGAAGCTGCGTCTGGCTATGACTGGGAACATCGAAGTGGTTTCTGCTGGTGGCGGCACTGTCGCGATGGCTGTCGGCGATACGTTGCAGCTGAAGATCCGTGACGCTAACGGCGCGCTGATCACCGAGCGTTGCACCTACGTGTCGGGTACTCCGGCCAAGGCCACCGTTACTGCTGGCCCCGGCTACGAGAATGGCGGTCTGATCACTGCTGTGGCTGCCGGTACTTCGGCTATCACTGTCACCTATGCCGGTCCTAGCGGTTCCAAGACCGCGACCGTGAACGTGACGGTCAGCTAGTCGGATGGCGGGTTTGGCGTCGATTGACGAATTACAAACCCTGATGAAAAAGACGTTTACGGGCGATGATCTGACACAGGCACAGCTTGTGTTGGACATCGTTTCGTCGTGGGTGCAGGTCATTGCCAGTAAGGCGTGGCCTGACCCCGATGACGTTCCTTTTGATGTCAAGGGTGTTGTGTTGGCGGCGTCACGTCGTGATCTATTGGCGCCGCCTGACCGCGCTGTTGCGCGAACCATGGGACCGCTACAGGTCCAATTCGCCCCGCCTCCAGAGGGTTTCTTCACTGATGCCGAGTTGGCGATTCTTCGCCGATTCCGGCCCCAAGCCCGCAATGGTGGGCTGCGCACGATCTCCACGACTCGTGGCGAGTATGGGCGTCCGTGGGCGGGGAAGGTTCGGCTCGGTAAGAACGGGCAGCCGTGGACGATCTTCGAATACGGGGATCTCGGCTGGTGGGATGAGTCGGATTGCTGGGACGGTGATCCGTTCGAGTGACCGCATTCTGGGAGTACATGGGGCAGGACGCCGAACAGGTGTCCGTGAAACGAAACGATACCGACCGCACCGGGAAAACAGCGAAGTCTGATGCAGACCCGGTTAGGGGTGTGTTCAGTTGGGGTATCGGCACCAGGTCAAGTGGCCGGTTCAATTCGGGCACTCAGGCCCGCTCCGAGTCGGCGAAAATTTCGCCGCAGCTCTATGTATCTGCGGATTCAGACGTTCAGGCGAGGGACAGCATCATTCGGTCGAATGGTGAAAAGTATCGAGTTGTCGGTCACGCTATTTGGGACGCTGATTTCGTTTACGACTGGGGGGTTAAAGTGTTCCAGCTGGAGTCAGATAATGGCTAACGATCATTTCTTGACCGATGTGAACGTGTATAAGCCGAATAAGGCTTTGGCTGCGATCTTGTCTGGTGCCGAGGGTGGCCTTGAG